GAAGTTTACCGCTGGTTATCATCGTTATGACCACACCGTTGGCGTTTAAGGAGATTAACTAATGGCTATTTCACGCGCACAGCTACTTAAAGAGCTGCTCCCGGGCCTGAACGCATTGTTCGGTTTGGAATATGCAAAATACGGTGAAGAACATACCGAAATTTTTGAAACAGAATCCTCAGATAGAAGTTTTGAGGAAGAAGTTAAATTATCCGGTTTCTCAGCGGCACCTGTCAAGAACGAAGGCTCTGCCATCGAATATGACAATGCTCAAGAGGCGTTCACCGCACGCTACACACACGAAACAGTGGCAATGGGTTTCTCTATTACTGAGGAAGCTATTGAGGATAACCTGTATGACTCCTTGTCATCTCGTTATACTAAAGCACTGGCACGTGCCATGGCGTACACTAAGCAAGTTAAGGCGGCTACAATTCTAAACAACGCCTTCTCTAGCGGCACCACTTACGGCGACGGCGTTGAGCTTTGCTCTACTGCTCACCCGCTGATTTCTGGTGGGTCAAACTCTAACGAACCAACAGTAGCTGCAGACTTGAATGAAACTTCCCTTGAGGCGGCTATCATTCAGATTGCAGGTTGGACTGACGAGCGCGGCCTGTTGATCGCTGCAAAACCTAAGAAACTTGTGATTCCACCGAACCTGCAATTCGTTGCAACTCGTTTGTTGGAAACAGAAGGTCGCGTAGGCACTGCAGACAACGATCTTAACGCCATCCGTAACAACGGCTCTGTTCCGGGCGGTTATACTGTCAATCACTACCTGACAGACACTGACGCTTGGTTCTTGATGACTGACGTTCCAAATGGTCTGAAGCACTTCACACGTAGCCCAATGGCTACTTCGATGGACGCTGACTTTGATACTGGCAACAGCCGCTACAAAGCTCGTGAGCGCTATTCGTTTGGTGTATCCGATCCTCTTGGAATCTTTGGTTCACCCGGAGCGTAAACAGTTACTTTGCTGGGCTAGGATTCGCACTGCAAAGGCAAAGTTTGTTGAGATAGGGGCTACTGCGGTGGCCCCTTTCTTTTTGTTTTGTTTTGTGTATAATATGCACATTCCCTGACAGCCGCCTAATGTGGCTGACATTTGCCACGACAGGAGATTATCATGGCTAATACAACTTTTAGCGGTGCCGTCCGCTCAAAAGACGGTTTTGTAGACATTACTGTTTCTGCGATAGGTGCTGAAACTACAAATTCAACTTTTTCTAATAACACCAGCATTGGTGGAACTCTGGGTGTAACTGGCGTAACTACTTTATCGGGTGTAGCCGATCTAGCTGGTAACGCAGGTCCAGCCGCAGGCACAGGCATTACAACAGGTACGGGTACGATCTTTGCCTCTACAGTTACACACGCAGGTGGTCTATGGCACACAAGCATCCTGATTGACCTTACAGGCTTGGCAAGTTCAGGTTCTGGTGACATCATTGGTAAAGCAGCAACTGCAAGCTCTAACATCGGTACAACCACTGTAGCGCTTAACGGAACCATTCTTGGTGGCAAGTTAACCTGCATGGAAACTCCAGCAGGTGGTGATCCAGATATTGATCTGTGGTACGCAGACGAGTCAACTGGCGCTGAAGATGCGGCTATTACTTCTTTGTCTAACCAAGTTCAGATGTTGAACAGCGGCGACTTAGCAGCGGGTTCTGTACTGGGTATTCCTGTACCGCCAGCGGCTAGTAAGTTTATGTACTTGGTCACAGGTGCAGCGACTAATGCAGACTACACCGCTGGTAAGATTCTTATCGAGTTCTTCGGTTACGATGCTTAATCAATCTGGTGGGGTGAAAGCCCCACCGCTACAATCTAGGAGATTGACATGACATCCTACGCATCAGACATAATCCCAGAGTTGGTAAGCGACGAAGTTGCCGCTGACGGGGATTTTATTGTTACAGCCGCACGCCCAAATACCACAGCAACCCTAGCGAATGCTTCGTTTGCTTCAGGCGGCGCTAGAATACTTGCCGTTGCAACAGCGGGTACAAGCGATAACGGTAAGACAACTACGATTACAGGCACTGACGTGTTTGATAACACCATATCAGAAGTTATTACGTCTACAGGTTCTGCGGAGTCAGTAGCGGGAGCTAAGTATTTTAAGACAGTAACCTCTGTTGTTTGCTCCGCGCAGTATGCAGGTAATATAACTGTGGGTTCTACAGCATCTGCAGCCCAAGCAGTTGGTGGTGGCGGACGCCTACGTCTAAAAGGTCTTTCCGTTGTGTCTGGGGGCACTGCGGGTATCGTAAACTATTACAATGGATCACCTGAAGACGGTACGGTTTTGTTTAAGTCACGCACTATCGGCACGGACAATACCACTGTAGACCGCACAATACCCGCAGAAGGCGTCCTGTTTAAAGACGGTATGTCTGCGGAGTACACAGTTGGTACTATAGATATGATGACGTTCTTCTATGCGTAAGTATTACAAATCTGGTGGGGGCGTAAAATCCCCCGCTTGGACGCGTAAAGCGGGAAAAAGTGAGTCCGGCGGGCTTAATCAAAAAGGAGTTGACAGCTACAAACGCGCAAATCCCGGTAGTAAACTGAAGACAGCAGTCACTAAGAAGCCTAGTCAACTTAAAAAAGGTTCTAAGGCCGCTAACCGCCGCAAATCTTTCTGTGCCCGTATGTCGGGTATGAAGAAAAAGAACACGAGTTCCAAAACGGCTAACGATCCAGATAGCCGCATAAACAAGAGCTTAAGGAAGTGGAATTGCTAGATGACAATGGGCCGTTCAAACTTTACTAAACAGATACTAAGCCCTCCGTCTAAAAAGAACCCAGCATCTGCGGTGTCTCAACAACGCAAGATAGCTGCTGCGAAAAAATTGGGAAAGAAACTTAATGCCGTATCTAACAAGTAGTATACCGTATTTCAAAGCGTGGGTACGTAGAGAGTACACCAAAAACCTTGAGGACTATCATGGCGAGTTTTTACACGCTATGGTTATTGGCGTCACTACGATGCCTAACAGGACGCTTAGTTTTCAAGTTATATTTACAGGTTGTGAGGCCGACGATACCGATGACGAGAACGTTCACGGTGGAGCTATGTGGGCTAGAATGCCTCTTACAGCTTTAGTAGCGGATACCCCCTTTGAGGAGTGGCCTGCAGAGCTACCGCCTTACCTAGCACAACCTTGGGACTGTATGTCCCACCATCACTCCGTGTATAAGCTAGAACGAGCTTCCCCTGCTCCATGGATAGCTAAAGTAGACGGTGAGTTTTACCCTGCCAAGTACCTGTTTACCGTAGATTACACGGATAATGAGGTGGCAGACGACCCAGCGCAGCACAAGCAAAGTCACGTACTTGAATTATTAGACGCTGGAGCGTATACAGGTAACATAGTAGCATTACCAAATAATCGGGTTCGTGTAACGCACCCTGCGTGGTTTGAGACAGGGCAAGGCGCTCCAGATTTTAAACCAAACCAACATACCTACAACTCTAAAGAAGACGTAGGGTATGTCTGGGACACAGAACGCGTATTTAACAATCTCTATAAGGAGACAGACCAATGAAGATGAAGAAAAAAGGCTATGCCATGGGTGGCATGAAGAAAAAAGGCTATGCCGAAGGCGGGAAGCTGACCCAAGAACAGATAAACGACCCAACACGCGCTGTAGCTGCAGGTGATCGCATGTCTGAAATGCGTGCAAAAGAAGCTGCTACGAGCAAAAAGAAGCCTATGCGCCCAAAAAGACGTCCTACAGCAGCGCCTATGACTTCAATGCGACCAAAGCCGCGCCCTGCTACAACGTCTGCTAAACCTACTATGCCTTCTAGGCTACCACAGTCACCACAGTCACCACAGTCACCACAGTCACCACAGTCACCACAGTCACCTTCTCGCGGCGCTCCTAAAATGCCCCCGCAACAACCGCGCCCACCCGTGCAAGACCCTGTTATGGTTAAAAAAGGCGGCAGCATCAAAAAGATGATGGGCGGCGGCATGACTAAGAAGATGAAAGCTGGCGGAATGAAGAAAAAGGGCTATGCTGCAGGTGGAATGAAGAAAAAAGGCAAAGCCAAAGGTGGCAAAACTAGCGTACGCGGCGCAGGTATTGCACAACGTGGTGTACGTCCAGCACAGATGAGGTAACTATGCGTACGTATTATAAGTCTGGTGGTAAGATATGCGCAAAAGGTAAATCTTGGGCTAAACGTACTTTTGATACCTACCCTAGCGCCTACGCCAATATGGCTGCGTCTAAGTATTGCAAAGACCCAAACTACGCCAAAGGCAGTAAGGGGAAGAAAAAATGACGTTAACTAACGGCAATAAAAGGACAGTTAAGCGGGTTGTAAAGGGTTTAAAGAAAGCCTCTAAATCGCACGCTAAACAAGCCAGTAAGCTACAGAAGATGGTTCGTCCTGCTAGGAAGAAGAAGTAATGGGTGACCTGAAGAAATGGCGGGACCAAGATTGGGTTAGAGTTGGTACTGACGGCAAGATAAAAGGCGCGTGTGGGACTTCTAAAGACAAGAAGAACCCAGACCGCTGCTTGCCACGTAGTAAAGCTAACAGTCTAAGCCAAGGCCAACGTGCCGCCACTGCTAAGAAGAAAAAACGTGCGGGCGCTGCGGGTAAAACTGTGGTAAAGAATACTAAGCCAGCGGTGGTAAAACTTGGCGGCGGTGGTTTAGCTAGACGAAAACGCGACATAGCACGAGGCTGTGGGGCAGTAATGGAAGACCGGCGTAAAGAGACGTTGTACACGTAAAAGGACCAAATTATGGCTACATCAAGCACAACAGCGTTTGACATGGAGTTCACGGAGATTGCCGAGGAAGCATGGGAACGCGCTGGTCGTGAGATGCGGTCTGGGTATGATCTACGGACTGCCAGACGGTCTATGAATTTGATGACAATCGAATGGCAAAACCGTGGTATAAACATGTGGACTATCGACGAGGGCACTGTAAACCTTATAAAAGGTACTACTGAATATCCTTTACCAGCAGACACAATAGATTTGCTCGAACACGTAATTCGCACTAACAACGGTAACGTTTCAACACAATCAGACCTTACCATAAGCAGAATTAGTGTATCCACGTACGCCTCTATACCTAACAAGTTAATACAAGGGCGTCCGATACAAGTTTGGGTAGAACGTTTAGCTGCAGCGCCGACTATTAATTTGTGGCCTGTGCCAGACCGCAGTGACTACGTGTTCAAGTATTACCGTATGCGACGTATTCAGGACGCAGGTAGCGGTGCGCAGACCGCAGACATGAACTTTAGGTTCTATCCTTGCCTTGTTGCAGGGTTGGCGTATCACATTGCCATGAAGATTCCTGAGTTAGTAACCCGCATACCGATGTTAAAAGCAGTCTACGACGAACAGTTTGAAATGGCGGCGGGGGAAGACCGTGAAAAAGCGTCTATTACCTTCGCTCCACGTATAGCTAGGATATAACTATGGCAAACGCGTTTGCAGCCGCTAAAAGAACAATAGCTGAATGCGACGTCTGTGGGTTTCGTTTTAAGCTAAAAGAGTTGCGTAATATCGTAACAAACGGTAGAGATACTAACATAAAGGCATGTCGTGAGTGCTGGAGCGGAGATCATCCTCAGAACAAACTAGGGAAATTTCCAGTTAACGACCCGCAGGCGGTGCGCAACCCACGTCCCGATTTTGCTGGGTACGACAGCAGCAGAAACTTTCAGTGGGGGTGGAACCCCGTGGGTGGCGGAAACAACATTTACGGGTTAACCGTTAATAAATTGGAAATGACTGCCTCAGTAGGCGACGTAACTGTAACGACCACGTAGGAGATACACCATGGCTAAGAAACTGACTGACTTAACTGGAGATGGTAAGGTAACGCAGGCTGACGTATTAAAAGGCCGTGGCGTGTTTAAAAAAGGTGGTATGACTAAAAAAGGTTATGCTAAAGGCGGCAAGATTACAGTACGGGGCACGGGCGCGGCGACTAAAGGTTTGTTTGCAAGAGGACCGATGGGATAAACTATGAATTATGCTTCGCTCAAAACTAATATAGAGGACATCTGTGAAACATCTTTTACCGATGACCAACTTGCTATGTTTACGCAGCAGGCAGAGGAGAAGATATTACAGACGGTAGATATCCCCGCTTTGCGAAAATCAGACGACGGGCCTTTGGCGTCTACTAACAAGCTGTACACATTACCAACCGACCATCTGTATACCTATAGCATAGCTGTTATAACAAGCAGCACTAACACATTCTTGTTGAACAAAGACGTTAATTTCATACGCGAGGCGTACCCTGTCAACACTAGCGCGAATTATGGACTACCTAAGTTTTACGCACAGTATAGTGCAACACAGATCGAACTAGCGCCCACCCCCGACGCTAATTACGAAATTGAACATGTATACGCCGCTTACCCTGCTTCTATCGTGACGGCGGGTACTTCTTGGTTTGGTGATAACGCCAGTGCTGCGCTACTAAATGGCGCACTTTTAGAAGCTATACGTTTCCAAAAAGGTGAACCTGATATTATTGCAAACTACGAAAAGTTGTTCCTGCAGGCTATTACGTTGTTGATAGAGCTAGGCAATGGCAAGTTGCGTAGGGACGCGTATCGTTCAGGGCAGCAACGCCAACCAGTACCGGGAACTGTACTTCAGGCTGGAGGGTAACAGATGGCTTTTACTGGAAACTACACATGCACATCTTTCAAAGTTGCTCTACTGGATGGAGAAATGGATTTCAGTGTTAATACTAGCCAAACGTTTAAGATAGCGCTGTACACTTCTGATGCTACGTTAGATGCAACCACAACTGTGTACTCTACAGATAACGAAGCGTCCGGTACTGGGTACACGGCTGGGGGCAACACGTTAACTGTAGCTACAAGACCAACAAGCGACACGGCTACCGGTGGGACCGTTGCGTATATAGACTTCAGTGATACAACATGGACAAATTCTTCCATAACTGCTCGTGGAGCGTTAATATATAGCGCTGGCGGCACGAACCCTGCGGTGGCGGTGCTTGATTTTGGCGCGGACAAGGCAACTGTAAATCAACCATTTAAGGTCGTCTTCCCCCTATCGGGGGCTACAACCGCTATAATTCGCATCGGATAAAGGTTAACCACAATGAGTACATTTGAAAATGATCTAAGGCTTGAAGAGATTGGTACCGGAGAACGAGCCGGTACTTGGGGCACCGCCACTAACACAAACCTAGAGCTTATTGCCAACGCACTTAGTTACAGCAGCACCGGAGAAGCCATAGCCAACGCTTCCACGCATACGATTACAATGGCAGACGGCGCGGAAGACGAGTTTAGGTCTTTTTACTTAAAATGTACTGGGGGTGGGCAGGCTTGTACGGTTACACTTGCGCCTAACACCTTATCTAAAGTCTGGATGATTGAGAACACAACTTCTGCTACGCTGACGTTCTCTCAAGGTTCTGGAGCCAACGTAGCGGTGCTTGCGGGACAAGTTAAGATTATCGGTACTAACGGGGTGGGGAATGCAGGAGCAGTCTTCGACCTTATGCAAGACTTAGCTGTGCCTGATCTGTTTGTAGATGATGATCTCACCTTGCAGTCCGACGCAGCAGTCTTAGGGTTTGGCGCGGACAAAGACGTAACTCTTACACACGTACACGACGCAGGGCTGTTGTTAAACGCCGCCATGAAGATACAGTTCAGAGACGCTGCGCTTTCGATTGGCTCAAGCGCTGATGGTCAACTTGACATTATTGCGGATACAGAAATTCAAATCGCTGCTACTACAATCGACATCAATGGCGCTATAAACGCTAGTGGTGAAATTAGCGCTGTAAGTTTAGACATATCAGGCGACGTAGACGTTGATGGAACCTTAGAAACTGATGCGTTATCACTTAACGGGACCGCAGTTACTAGCACCGCTGCCGAACTTAATATTCTCGACGGCGTAACCAGTACCACTGCAGAGCTAAACATTTTAGATGGGGTCACTAGTACCGCTGCTGAACTTAATATTCTCGATGGCGCGACTGTAGTAGTAGCTGAAATCAATGCTTTAGATGTTGGCAGCACTGCTTTTGGCACTGCCGTAGCTTCCAAGGCTGTTATACTAGATTCAAACAAAGACTCCACAGGTATTCGCAACCTTACCCTTACTGGTAACTTAACTATTCCCAATGACGGTTTGTTTGCTGCCACTAATACTGCAGGTAATATTCTTGTAGCTGACGGTACAAACTTTAACTCTACTGCTGTAAGTTCTTTGTCGGAGATAAGCACCGCAGCTAACGATGATGTGTTTTTAGCTATTGATACTTCTGGTGGTGGACTTAAAAAGATTACTAGAAGTACTGTTCTTGCTGGCACTGGTTCAAGTACAGACATAGCTAACGTTGTAGAAGACACTAGTCCACAGCTAGGTGGTAACCTAGACATGAACGGTCAAGATATTGTTACAGTTTCTAATGCTACAATAGACCTAGCGCCTAATGGTACAGGTACAGTAGTTGTACGAGGCAATACTAACTCAGGTGCAATCGTATTTAACTGTGAAAGTAACAGCCACGGCCAGAAAGTATTTGGTCAACCTCACTCAGCTAGCGTAACTAACACTCTTATGTTACCCGCTGGCGCTGACTCAACCTTATTGTCACGTGTATCAGTGGACACACTAACAAACAAAACTTTAACGTCCCCTAAAATTAATGAGGATGTAGCAGTAACCTCAACAGCTACAGAACTAAACATTCTGGATGGGGTTACAAGTACAACAGCAGAACTTAATATTCTTGACGGGGTAACCAGCACTACAGCGGAACTTAATATTCTTGATGGTGTAACTAGCACAGCCGCTGAACTAAACATTTTGGATGGAGTTACAAGCACTGCTGCTGAACTAAACATATTAGACGGGGTAACATCCACAGCAGCAGAACTTAACATTCTTGACGGGGTAACTTCAACAGCAGCCGAGCTTAATTTAGTTGATGGTTTGGTCGGTATTGTTGCAAAGACAAGTGCTACAGGTTCAGCCCTGCTACCCACGGGCAATACAGCACAGCGAGATGGTTCACCAACCACAGGTGCGTTTAGGTTCAACTCTACCTTAACTGCATTTGAGGGTTACAATGGCAGTGCATGGGGTTCTGTAGGTGGTGGTGCTTCAGGTGGCGGCTCTAATGAGATGTTTTATGAAAACGATCAGGTGGCAAGCTCAAGCTATACGATTCCTGCTAATAGAAATGCACTAACCACAGGGCCGATAACTATTGCGGATGGGGTTACGATAACAGTCAGTGATGGATCAAGATTGGTGGTAATATAATATGACAATAACATTAGACGGTACAAACGGTGTAACAACAGCGGGTATAACTCTGGGGTCAACT